CGCCTCTTCCCCCATTTGATATTTCCCTAAATAATTAAATTTATTCACAGCACCATAATTACCACTGGATTCGCTTAACCCCAAAGCGGTCAACAAATCTTCAAAAGACAAATAATTTTTCATAATTTTCCTTTCTATCTAGTCAGGAAAATCTAATATTGCCGATATTTTTTATTATATTTTATTTCTGCATATTCATCATAATCTTTGCTGATTCTTAAAGCGGGTTTTTCAACAAGATTTATTTTTGTAAAATATATTCCAATATCAAAAAAATTATCAGTTTTAGAATTTGCTATCTTTACACCTAAATTAGGGTAGAAATTAACATTTACAATATTCATATACCCTTCCGGTTCATTTTTTAATATAAACAACTGATAACCTTCTACACATTGAAATGCAGATGAATTTATATACCCTATCACTTCATCAATACCATCAGAGTTTAAATCATAAAAAACTGCCCTTACATCAGATTTTGTGTAATTAAATTCTTTGTATACTTCTTCCGGTTTCATATGGTTTAATCTTTTTAAATAATATTCATCAAGAATTGCAGAGGCTTTTTCATCTCTTTCTTTATCAAGATAAAGAATATCTTCTGCTGAACAAGGCAAACACAATATAATAAATAGCATTAGCAAAATTTTTTTCATGACTAAATTATAACATGTAATCAAACTTTTTACGCTCTTTTAATCACCAGAAAAAGCTTTTTCCAATAAATAATCATAATAGGCTTTTTCTGCTTCTTGCTGTTTCTTTTCTTCCTCATAAGTTATAGGATTTTCAAGCCAATATTTTAAATCTGACCAAATTTCCTCATCTTCAGGAAAGTAATTGTTTTTTTCCATCTTGTTTTCTCCTTTTATTTTTTTGTTTTTGAACAACTTCAGACTCTTGCTCAACGACTTTTGAACGAATAGATTTTGTATCTGCAACTTCACGTTCCACTATTTTATCCTTAAACTTTTTCCCGTTTTTCTCTAAAATTTTATAATCCTGCGGGAAATTTATTTTTAATTCTTCTGCTGTAACATCCGGTAATTCAAAGACATGACCGGTTGGAATAAATTCTATTTTATACATATAATACCTCGTTCGGTTTTAATCCCCTTCCCCACTAAGGAAGAAGGGGTAAAACCTTTTTACAAAACTACATTAAACCTCTTCAACAGGTCTGACACCAGCCCATTTAGCAACAGCATAAAGCGTACCGCTAAAATCTTCTGCAAAGTCCAGATCAATTGAACCATCAGTTTTTTCAAAACGTGATAAATCTTGAATTTGAATAGCTGAAATACCTGTAGCCAATTCAATAACAATATCACCAAGCATTGAATTTGGATAAGCATCACCGGCTTTTACGGTCATTGTCGAATTAGCTTCTGACTCATTATCTATTACAATAAATAATGAATTATTTTTATTTGAAAAAGCTTCTTCAATAGTAATACCGTTAGCTGGAGTAACTACTGTTTTTTCAATACTTATATTTGCAACTGATTCTGTGTGATCAAGTGTTGGATATTGAACTTTTATAATATCTCTTGTCATATAATTTTTCCTTTCTATTTTTATTTCCTACTTATACTAACTACGCACTGAATGAAAGCGGTGCAGAGATTTTAACTGTACCTAACATATCAGCACGAGGTGCGCCTACACCATACAAACCATAACCTTTGTAGCAAGTGTTAAAATTCTTTTCCGGAGTATAGAATGTTGTATTTAAGTTAGAAGAAATACCACCAGCAAGAGTTTTATTCTTAACACCAAATAAAGGATAGAAAACACCGTCTTCAGGTTGAGCAATATTATTTGAAACTAATATTTCCCAACCGCAAAGATGACCTATATAACCTTTTCTGATTTCGTTTTTACCTGTTTCGGTGTGTTTAAGTTCATCTAACTTACCTAAATAAAATTGGTATTCAGGCGGAACAATACAAACCATAGAGCCGTCTAACCAGTTTGTATGACCTTTACCATCACCTCTTTGAAATTTTGCTTGCATATAAGCAAAAATATCTTTAGCGATTTGCGGAGTTAAAGTAATTGCACTGCCATTATCATCAAGGTAATGCCCTGCTCTGGTATAAAGATTTGCATAAGCTACATCTACAGCTGCCGCAAATTGTTTAATCGCATCAGCAGTATAATCTTTCGCTAAATCTACCATTTTTTCAGGATTGCCTTTTGTTCTTTCAAGCATTTTTTCTTCCATTTCAGATAATTCGAAATGAAAAGCCTTGCCTCTGTCAATTTTTACTTTACAAGTTGAAATAGTAGCAGTTTCAGCAGTCGGTAAATCACCACCATCATAATCGAAAAGACTAACCATGCCGGGCATAGTTATATCAACTTCATCGCCTTTATTTATTGATTGTTTTAACTCTGAATGAGCAAGTTTACCAATAACCATTTCATTGTAAAAATACTTTCTGAATGCTTTTGAAAACGCATCCACAATCATTTGTTTTGTAGTTGTCATAAAAATTTCCTTTCATTTTAAGTGTGTAACTTTTTGAGATTAAAATTTGATAAAGTAGGGCGGAAAAGCTTCGCTTTTCCGCCCTACACCTTATCTTTACCAAACAAATCTCAATATTAAACCAAAAACATTAAATAAGCCGTTCCAACATTTCATCGATTTCTTGAGGTGTCATTTCATCGAAGTGTTTTTTAGGTGGGGTGTAAGAAGATTTTGAATTCTTGCTATATGTCATAGAATCCAAAGCTTTTTGAGTCTCTTTTTTTGCAGCATTCGCCTTGTCATACGCATTAATTCTCGAACCTACATATTTTTCGAGCAGATTTATAAACCTATCGGTGTCCAAATTCTGTCCTAAAGCCATATAAGCTTCTTTGAAAATTTCATTAAACTCATCGTTTTGAAAATATTCAGGAGTATTGTATTTTTGACGAAAAGATTCAATATACTCCTTAGCATTATCTTTAACATCGATAGCCTTAATCAGAGTTTGCAAAAGATTTTCCATAGAATTTGAACCTTTTCTAAGTTCACCCAATTCTTTAGAATTTTCGCCTTGATGACGTTGAAGCTCCAGATAAGCTTTTGACAAATCTTCTACACTTCTAAACTTACCAAGAATAAGTTCTTCTGTCGGGTCTTTTTCTAAAGATTCTCCGTCATAAAAACTATCTTGTTCTGTTGAAAAAGCATCCGTATTTTCTTGAGAAGCTGAGTTATCGGACAAATCCGGCTCCTGCTCAAGAACTTGCGAATCATTAATGTAATTTAGATTTTCATCCATAATAAATTTTCCTTTCTGAGATAAACTCTCTTTTTTGTAGTACAAAACAACAGTGCGAATATTTATCCGCACTGCTTGAATATAAATATTTCTATATTAAAATTTCTAAAAAGGTATTTAAAAACTTTGCTTATGCTTAATTAAATTTACAAACTTTCCTATCTTCAAGCCATTTACCATCATTTTCTATACAAGTTTGTTTATTTACTGTTATTTTTTTACCTTCAATATTCAATGGTAACCCTTCTTTGCAATACCCAACATCCATGCAAGCGTCCATTGGGTCAGAAGAGATAATTAACATTACAATTATACCTATTACAAATAATACAAAAGGAATAAGAGTTATTGTATTAATAATACTAAATATTATTTTAAAAAATTTTATCACCATCTTCATAGATAAATTGTACCTCAATTAATATCTATCTGGAAGTCCATTTGGTCGATAAATATCTACTAAAACTTTACTGTCTTCGTTTGGATGTTTTTCTCCTTGTCTTCTTCCATATCTGTTAGCTTCTTGATCTTCTAGTATGTCTTTTATACTATCTTGTATGGTCATTTTTTTTCGTAAAACATTACCAAAGGCATCTGTAAATTCTCGCACTTCACTAATTATAGTTGCAATTAATTTACCCCATTCCCCTCTTTGAGCACCTTCACAGTTTGCCTTGGAATGAAAATATTTGTCACCACCAATGGTGTTAGCTTTTTTCATATCATTATAATTTTTTATAAAGTCATTAATTGTTCCTATTATTTGTTCCAATGCATCAATGCAACTTTCAATTAAAGAAACTGTTGATGGATTAAAATTATAAGTTACTAAAACTCCTGTAAAATAAGCAATTTCTTTTTGTATTTCATCCCTTAAAATGGCTGCATTACCAACTTGTTCTTCAATTTCTTCTAAAGCTTCTTCTATGCAATTACATTTATCTTCTTCAACAGCCTCAACATAGCATTTACAATTTGGATGTGGCTTATCCGGAATTTCTTTTTCTGAATCATATTCAGTATTATTTAAAGCTTGGCATTTTTCACAAGAACCCTCACTTGAATGCCAACGATATTTTTTATTACTCATATTTACCTTCTTTCTTTAATTTCAATGCTGTATCAACTAATTCTGAAGTGTTTATATTTTTTGAATTTTTAGTTTCAAAAACAAAATTACTTATTAATCCCTTGTTCAAATATTTTTCTATGGTTTCAATAGGATATTTTTCTTGTACATATTTTAAAAATTTCTGCCAGTTTTCATCAGTTAGATTAATTTTTTTTGAAAAAATATTAGATTTTTGTTTTAGAAATATATTTAATCCTGATTTTAAAGCTTCAATAACTCTTTCTTTACCAAAAATTTTCACATACTTCTCTAACATAGGATATATATTTACAGATTTTAATGTAGTTTCAAAACTTTTTTGACTTAAATCATATTTATCAATTAAATATTTAACTTTAGTTGCAAGTTGTATTTTTTCCTCATTAATATCTTCTGGTATATCAAAAGCTTCTGATACTAAAATTTTACTTAACAACAAATCAACTTTTTCTAAATCTTTTAACATATCTATAATTAATTGATGTGATATTATTGGCAATTCTGCATCATAGTTATATTCATCTTCAATATATTTTTTTAATAAATTTATTTTTCTTTGATTTTTAATTCGACTGTTTTTATCCAACTTAAAACAAAGCTCTTTTAGTATTTCTAAAAATTCTTGACGACAGTATTTAGTACTTATCATAATATATCTCCTCCTTTAATTTTCCTTTCTGAGATAAACCCTCTTTTTGCAGTACAAAACAACAGTGCGAATAAATATCCGCACTGCTTGAATATAAATATTTCTATATTAAATCTTCCAGCATTCTATCAATTTCTTTGACTGACATTTCATCAAAATGTTTATTTCTATATAAACTTCTTAACAAATCTTCGAGTGTTACATCACCCCAAACTAATTCTTTTTTCTCATTTATATCCATAATTATTCCTTTCTTTATACAATTAATAAGCAAACGCAAAGTCAAAATGGATTTACTCCGCCCCTTGCATCTGAAACTTGTAGTGGCAATTATGACCGGTTCACATTTCCCCCCCCCCTTTTATTTTTTTTTCAATATGTTACAATCCTTTTATGAACATTAAGGAAAATTTTAAAACTTATTTTAACGAACTGCCTAACAAATGGAGTGCTAATTTTTTAGCATTTATGGGCTTTAATAATATTTTATTAGCCCTAGTTGGTTATGTGATTTCGGTGGTTTATCAATTTGCTATACCTAACGAAACTTTAAAACTGATATTAGCAACACCTGTTTTTCTATCGGTTTATGCAATTGCATTTTTACCAGTTTCTTGTGTAATAGCTTTGATTTTACTTATTCCTTTTAAAATATTATTAAAAACGAATAACTCAAAAGTATTTAAGCTTAACCTAATTCTTTTATTGCTATTTTTGTTAACTTGCTATATTTTACTAACTCCATTTTTTGATTTCACTTCAGGAAGTGCAATATATATTGTCTTTATTCCAATAATTTTATTTTGGATTCCTATTTCAATTCTTGCTATTTATTTATTTTTATTATGGTTGGAGAATTACAAGAAACTTAAAATACAAAACTCAATATTATTAGAAAACAAATACTATAAAAAATACTTAAAAATATTTTTCATATACGGTTTTGTTTTATTTGGAATTATAGAGCTTTTATTGTTTTTAATTGGCGTCATTGTATTTCTTTTTAATGTTTAGCACCGCAAGATCTTGTATAACTACTTACTTTCGTACCATCACTTCTTGTGTAACCGCTTACAGGATAGGAACCGACACAATTACTGGAATCCTTTTTAGTAGTATTATATTTTTGACGAGCTCTTCTTTCATCAAAAATTTTGTCAGTTTTTTCTTTAATTTTTGAAGTTGTATATTTGACTTTATTTTCAATCCTATTAAAAATATTTTTACGTTCTTTTAAATTTCCAGAAGTTCTATATTCTCGACTCTCTAGATCAGTCATAGTTTCAAGCTTATGTGGATTACGCATATTTTCACCCTTAACTGCATATGTTTCTCCGATGTGATTTTCTGCATTGCTCATCGCAATAGCATCCCACTCATTAACATAGTTAACTATATTATCATCTTTAATACTATCAGGATCTTTAAACATATCTTTAGTTCCATACGCATTAAAAGTTACAGCTTCACAACCTCTAACGGAAGAAACTATTTGCGATAAACTACCACCTAAAGAATGCCCTGTAACTGTAATATCAGAATTTGGATAATCTTGTTTTACTTGATCATAAAGTATTATTGCTTCAGTTGCTTGTGCCGGAATTCTGTCTCTTAGCATAGCTATATCATTCCTTATATCCATAATTGACGTAATATTTGTCCCTCTATATGCAACAATAACATCATTACCACGAGCTAAAACTTCTGCTTGAAAACCTGTATCTTTATTATCAACAGATTTTATAACTCTATAACCACTGGGCAAAGGATTTGTGTTTTCATAACTATAAATAGCAGCTTGTTTTAAAATTTCATGGTATTTCACATCATTTTTTCGTTTTACCATAATAAATTTTCCTTTCTGAGATAAACCCTCTTTTTTGTAGTACAAAACAACAGTGCGGATAAATATCCGCACTGTTTAAACATAAATATTTCTATATTAAAATTTCTAAAAATGTATTAAAAATTTTTATTAGGATATTGTATTAACTAAAGCACTATTAGTGATAAACTTTTTTCTAAATACCCGTCTTTTTCTTGATAAAAATCTTATTGCTGAAACTAAAATTAAAATAGAAATCAGATAAATCATGTATTGAGGAAGCAATAACCAAGAAAAAATGCTATCAACATTAACTGCAATCCACCAAAAAACAATACCCAAGATTGCCAATACATCACAAATTATATATAAAAAATTAGATACTTTGGTATTATAAGTTATTATGGTAAAGAAGTTTACCAATGGATAATATATCATTCCCATGAACATTAATAAAAAAATAGTCCCAAATAAACCAATGCCCATAGAATCCGCACTTGACGGGTACACATGCTTTTCCATATCTGCCAAATCGGAAAAAGTTTGACAAAAAGTCCAAATCGGATAACTCAAATTAATAAAAAAATATACAAATTTTTTATTACTAAAGATTGTTAAATCTATAAAATTGTTCCATATTTTAATATTAAAACAACAACAAACAAGAAAAAAAGAAAGAAAAATCATAAAAATCTGCATTATAATATTTTGTAAATAATAACCATTATTACCAAATCTCGAAATTATTTCAGAATATGGAATATTTCTATTTGCATCCAGAAAATGTCTCGCACCTTCCTGATCTAGGATAAATTGAGGATACATAAATTTATATTTAAAAAATATAATAATCGCAAATAGAATTGTCCAAAATAAAAAAAAATAATATCGGGTTTATCATAATATTTTTGATTTTTTCTTTCATAATTAAATTTCCTCAAAAAGTTTTTACTTTTTACATTTTTTCATATATATTCCATTTTATATTTTAATACAAAAAAACATGTAATTGTTAGACTATTTTTTTAATTTAAGTCTTTTTTGCAAAATTGATATTAAATTTATAAAAATTAAAAGATATATAATTTTGATAAAATCTAATATGATACACCACCAAGAAAATATATTTGGTAAATCTAGCACAAAACTTGTGAATATAAGTAGTGTTATAAAAGTAAGCAAAGAAATTAAAAATTTATTAGTAAATTTTGTATTACAAACAATAAAACAAAGAATATTTACTAAAGGATAATATATTAGTATAAAAATACAAGCTGCAAAATGTATTCCTAAAATTGCTATCATATATGAATCCGCAATAGAGGGATAAATCTGAGAAAATAACGACATTTCTATTATTTTTTTAAACAAAAATAAGAAAGGAATAATCGCAAAGTTTACATATGCATAAATAAAGAACTTATTATATAAGAAAGGATTATTTATAAAATTTCCCCAATTTTTAATATTAAAAAAAAGTGTAACTAGACACAAGGCTAGTGATAAAGAAAATGAATGGAAAAAAAAGTTATATAAATTATATGTTTTATTCTTATAGAGTTGTTCAAGCATAAAACATTCAGTACCACTACAATTATTAACAAAATTTTGAGCCAACTCTTTGTCTATATAATATTCAGGAATTTCAAAATTACAAAGAAAAAATAGTATAAATAAGAGAAGTATAAGTAAAAATGTAAAAACAAATAACGGTTTTTTTAATATATTTTGTTTTAACACAAACAATACTCCTAATATTTAATACTATTTTTATAATTTTACCATAAATTTACATTACCTATAATTTAACTTTTACCGGAACTAAAATATAATAATTTTTTAATTTATCAAATTGCTGTAAAACATATGCACCAGTATTTGCAAACCAAATATTGTTATCATTAAAATCCTTAATTGATTGATATCTATAATCATATAAATCATAAACATAGCCCTTTACACAATCCTTTTCTATTTTTGGATTTAATAGAGTTGCATTATGCAAAGACCTTGCCAAATTTTGATCTTTAGAGATCGTAAATGGCATATGCTTACTCTTTTTGATTGATGGTAAATTCACCCAATCCTTTATTTGATTACGAAATTCTTCTGAGTTTTCAAGCGATTTAGCAAGACTGCTTTCAGAAGAATATTCAACAGTTTTTAAATCTTTGGGAACTTTATAACCAATTTTGGATGAAATTATATCAATGTTGTCATCAGAAATAACTTTATAATCATTAGTATTTTGAATATTTTCCGGGCCAATTAATGCAATATTCATACAATCACGTGCATCTTTATATTGCTTATTTTTTTCATTATTATAATCAATTAATTTTTCTTGCATGAAACTGGGTTTATAGCCAAACTTTGCAGGAACAGTATCAAAACTATTCTTATTCTGAAAATTTCTATCAAAAGTGTTTTCACTTTGAAGACCATTCTTATTTTTTATATTCTCAATTCCACTAGTATCGCTTGTTAAAAAATTATTTTTCCATTGCGACTTATTATTTTGTTGAATTAAATCCTTATTTTGAAACTGTGCTTGAGATTTAGATTGCATATTATTTAAACTTGATATTGATTTTAATTCATCAGTTACATGAGCTGAACTGTCCTGCGGTGTCAAAGATTTTATTTCACCAACTTTCATCTCAGATTTTTTCTCACCATTTTGAATTGAATTAACAGAATTTATATCACCTATTTTACTTTGTTTATTACTTAACACATTACTAAACCCATGTAAATTATTTGTAGCAACATTAGACTCATCAGTAAACCCGAACATTGGTGTTTGTTGAGAATTTGGCTTTACGCCGGCACGCCAACCTTTCTTACCGGTATCATCCTCAAATTCATACGCAAAATTCGATTTTGCCAAATCATCATCTTCCGGAATTCCAATTGTATTATATTGATAAGCTAGTTCCAGTTCACGTTTTAACAATTCTTCTAATGACATTCCCAGTAAATTTTTACGGGAATAGATATTTCTATTCCCGCCTTCGTGATTAAAATATTTTTCAAAAAGCATTATACTTTCTCCTTTCTTAAACTTTTTAATATTTTAGAAATAGTTTCTTCATCAGCTTTTCTTGAAAAGAACTGACGCAAAAGCGCTATTCTCTTTTGAGCACTTTCATCCTGTAATAAACTCTCTATCAAAGCCTCAATCTGAGGATTTTGAGAACTATTTTGAACAGCTCCAACACCTAAAGTTTGTTGCACCTGTGGCTGGTTTACATTCATCCTAGTGTTTTCTAAAGGTAATTGAGGCTGGTTTGCATTTACCCCCTGTGCACTTAAAGCTTGTAATGGTACTTGTGGCTGGTTTGCATTTACCCCTCCCCTTGCACTTAAAGCTTGGGATAATACTTCAGGCTGGTTTACATTTACCCCTCCCCTTGCACTTAAAGCTTGGGATAATACTTCAGGCTGGTTTACATTTACCCCCAAGAAGCGTTGAGGATTATCAATACCTTTTTGTTCAAAATACCAAACAAAAATTTCTTCAAGATTAAGATCAATTTTCTGAGCAAATTTTTCAACTGCTTGAATAAGCATATCGGCGTGTTCAGATTTAAGAGTCGAATTAGAAGAATCTGAGTATGTGTATTTATAATCAGCTTGACGAACTGAATCATCGATTTCTATTATTTCAGGTTGATTGTCTTTATTAAGAAAAACTGTTTCTTTTCCGGACTTAAAATCTGCACAGAGTTTAGCTACTTTTTCAACATTTGGCAAAATAAAATCTTGATTAATCGTATCAACAAGCATAGATAATCTGGTCATTTGCCCTTGCGCTTTTGTATTAATTTCTGTAGCAGTTTTTGCAGCTGTGGTTTCAACAGAACCAACCATATTAGGGAAAATCCCAGAAACTTCTGCCATTAAATCATTTAGAAACGAGATATCATTTAAAAATACAGACGGATTAAAATTCAACTGTTGAAAAGCAGCAGTAGGTGTAAGGTTATCACCGTATTCAATAATTTTTCCGGGGTAAAGCTCTATTTCATCTTCATCAAAAAATCCTTCGGGTGCAAGCAGTGGCGGATTTTCGTTTAAGTATTGAAGATTACAAGTCCTGTTCAACAAATCTTCTTGAATATGAGCAAGAGAAAGAATACAATATAGCGGACTTATACCGCGTTTTGTTTCCGGATCGGTAATAAATGCACCGTAAGAAAACGGATTAATTAATCGTTCGTTTTTCCCAAACTCAACTAAATATCTTCTTGCAACAACTACAGCGTGCCAATTTTTCAAAACTGACCCGTCAGGCAGTTTTAAATCGCCCCAATGTTCAAGAATTTCAATTGTTGAACCATTAACAACATCAGCGTTATCAGCAGTATTGTCAGTAAAAGAATGAGGGTTTTTTTGATTTTGCGAAGCTACTAAATTATAAATTTCTTCTTTTTGTTCATCAGTTAGATTGTAATATTGATTATTTACAATATCGGAAGGTGTTTTATAAGTTCTATAAATCTTTGGACAAGCATCCCAATTATCTACTTGAGAAATATCAAACACTAGATCAGCCGGATTAACAGGATAAATGTATGGATTATCGTAAACTGTTTTAGTATCAACCCAATAATTTTTTCCTTGTTTAGCAGCATCAAGTATTTTAGGAAGTTTTACAAAATCTTTAGAAAATATGTTTTGAAAAAATTCTACCGGACGACGATATTCTTGGAAATTACGTTTCCAAGCCGTAAAAGAGATTAGTTCACCAAAAAGTAAAGCGTTATCGATAACTTTATCACAGGTTTTTTGAAACCCCATTTTTTCAAAAATATCGACCAAAACGGCTTTTTGTTTGTTTGAATTGTTGTTTGAGTCGTGATTTTCTCCTGATACGTCGAACATAGAATTAACATTTGCATAAGTATTTCTCCATATAAAAGCTTTTAAAGTTTGATAAAACATAAACGTTTTGCACATTTTAACTTTAGCTTTCCATTTTTTGTTTTTGTCGTTTATTGCTTTGAAATCGTTTTTAAAAAAAATTTCATTAGCAAGATTAGAAGCTTTTTCGAGATTTGAACTCCTACTTGCGTTAAAGCTAACAAAATCATTAGAGATTTGTTTAACAAGGTTTTCTTCTTGTTCTTTAGATAACTCTTTTGAAGAATCATCTTTTTCAATAATGTAATCAAATGACATATTTTTCCCTTTCTGAGCTTCTGCTCGATTAAATTTAAACTAAACATTAGTATTGTGATAAATATAGATTGACATAACTATGCCGACAATAATTTTGGTCAGCTTTATTAAACTGACCTGTAAACTGCAGGGTGCAATTATTTGCACCTCATTTTATTCATTATTTAAAATTGGTGTATATAAACACACACTATCGCTTATAATTTCCTCAAGTTCTTCTTTGAAATAATGTATGGTTGCTGAGAGTAAATAGGACGAGTTGAACAATTTGCATCCAATCCGTCAAAATAATTTAATGAATACAATGAGTATTTCCGGACCTATCTTTCAAGCTAAAACCAACCTCGTTTTCTCCGTTCACGTTTTAATCTTTCCAACCAATCTTCTCTGGACTCAGGTGGTGGAGCCGGTTGTATTGACTGAGTTTCAGGCGTTTTGTCATTGACTTTAGAAGATGAGTGTGTTACCATATCGCCAAGCATCTTCGTTAAGTCTGGTGGAGAAATTTGCTGTCCACTGGCATAAGTTTGTTCTAAGGCGCGACCTCCAGGCAAAGCTTGCGAAGGTGTTTCCTTATTTAAATTATAAGCAGCCTGTAGGTCAGGCACTGCCTGACCTACAGGCTCATTACTAAAACCAACCTCGTTTTCTCCGTTCACGTTTTAATCTTTCCAACCAATCTTCTCTGGACTCAGGTGCCGGAACCTGTTGTATTGATT